GTTGCTCATGTTGTCTCCAAAGTGGAATCCCCCGAACCTGCTAGCACAGGCCGGGGGAAGATTAGGGGGTCGTGCTAGCGACTGTCAGCCATCATAGTCGTCTAAACCGATAACCGATACTGTGGCCAGCATGTTTTCGGTCACGTCGTGTTTCATAACACCCAACGAATACACTTGGTGGTCGCCGTCAGAGAATGCCCCAGCTCGTTGCATGCCGTCGAGTATGGACTTTGCCAGGTTGTCTACGTCTTGTTTGGCGTGACGATCAGTGTAGACGTTGATGGTGACTCGTAGTTTGCCGTTTAGTGCGAGCATGCCAAACTTGTCGTTCCATGCCCCTGCAACCATCTTTTCGTAATCAACGGTTGTTTTGGGTGTGTAGACACCGCCCGACCGTGTCATGCGCGGCCTACCTTTGGGCACTGCGCGACCGGGGATGGTGAACGTGAGTAACTTACCCATTGAGTGCTTTTTTGCGGGCTGTGAAGTCGGCGATGAGTTTGGTGGAGTCTCCCGTGTCGACGGATTTTGCCCAGAGTGCTTCGAGTTCTTTTAGGTTTGCACAGTTTTGTATGTCGTTTGCGGTGATTTGCGCCTCGGATGGTGCGCCTCGTTCGGCTTTCTGCATTTCTGTGCGTGATGCGCGGTGCTTTGACGTGGTGAAGTTTGCGGTTGCCAGGGCACGACCAATCGCGCTGGTCTCTGCGTTCTCGTATGCGCTGGTCATGTTTGCCCCAGCACCGCCATCAATCTCGAACGCGAGTCCTGTTCCGCGAGGCCGTACCTCGTCAATGTCAAACCACACTTCGGCGTATACGCGCCACTGTTTGCGTTCGCGGTCGGCATCGGTGGTGAGGTCGCGTGTGATGATTGCGCCTCGGTCAAATCGTTTCCAGAATGCCTCAATGCGTTCTTGGACTGTGGCATAGTCAGCGAGGTTGAAGCGAGCCATCTTGCATCTCCTTGTAGTTGTTGTAATCGGTTATGAATCGTTGCGCCACTTCGACGAGCTGCGCGATCATAGTTTGGTCGCGTTCCATGATGATGTGTTTTGGTTCCATCCATGCCGGAACAAACTCACCATTATTGTTCTCTGTGCGCAGTAGCCAACCAAACACACACTTTTGTGCGCCAGTGACGTGCAGTTGCCATTGGACCTGTCGACGGTACTGAATCGGGATTGCGCTGCCGTCCCAATCCTTACCTGTTGTTTTGACTTCGGCAATGATTGACCAGTCGTCGTTCAGGCCGTCTGGGGTTGCCAGGTGCCAACGGTAGTCACCGTCCCCACGAATAAGCCAATCGTTAGGTCGTATCTTGTATTCGGGTGGCAGGCCGTTGACAATCCATGCCTCATAGTCGCGACCAAACTTCATGTACGCATTGTCGACGACTTCGTTGTCCTCGGGGAATAATGCGTTTTGTAGTTCAGCGTCGTACCCTGCTGGACCTGACGCGGCTTTGGCGACCGTTGTGGCACTGACACCGTGTTGGCGTGCTTTGTACCATTCGTCAGTCAGCGACCGCGCCACCATCCTGGAGTTGTTCATAGATCCGTGCCCCTTTCTCAAGCATGACTTGAGTAAAGTTTGACATACGGGTCTGACGTAATATGCGCATTGTGCGACGATACGACCGAACTTCGGGTTTGAATGAGTCGCGTTGAATTGCTTGCCGTGTCATGTGGAAGCCGGACATGCGTTTTTTGAGTTCAGCAATATGTTTGGCTCGTGCTTTATGTTCCGCCAGAGTCATTTCTGCGCGGAGTCGTGCCAGCTCGTCACGGACTATGTCGACGTGAGGCCAGCGTTCACTCTGCGGATCCATAGACCATCATTGCCCAACCGATGAATGCAATTGCGAGTGCCCATGATGTGCCGGAACACACCATCACCGTGCCTATGACGATGATGGTGCGCCCCAGGTTGAATACTTGTTGCTTAGGCATATTAGCGTTCGCAGATTTCGCAGTTGCAGTCCCAAGCGGCGATGATTGCGCGAGCCTCGACGAGAGTCATGTCGCCGCCTGCCATGTGGTCTGCTTCGTCGTAGGTGAGGATGCCTTGTGCTGCCATGTGCCAAACTTCGCGCTCGGTAAAGTATGCGAGGTCGAAACTTGATTCTGCTTTGATGTTGTGGTGCTGGATAAGGGTGGTGATGTTCATTGTTTGTCCTTTGCTAGGTGAGCTTGCGCTCTCGGATGTAATGACACTATCACACCAATACAGTTTCCGCAACACTATCCGCGAAAGTTTCCGCAACTAATTTATGGGACACAAAACAGGGGCAGTCGCCCCCTAGAACGACTGCCCCACCCGACCAGGGAGAAAGGTTAGAACCTAGCCGGGGACAATGTCACGCTTGGATTGTGCAAACACTTTCTCTGGATCAACAAACTTGCCCTTTTGCTGAACCGCAAAGTGCAAGTGTGGCCCGGTCGTTTGCGTACCAGTGTTGCCAGTCTTACCAATAACCTGACCTTGTTTCACACGTTGCAACGGTTTGACCGCAATCTGCGACAGGTGGAAGTAGATTGTCCGGGAACCGTCACGGTGGCGAATGGTGATGTTCATGCCTGCACCACAGTTTGCGTTGGTCGAAGCAACCAGCACAATGCCTGTTTCGGCAGCGTGGAGAGTTTCACCTACGGCACAGTTGAAGTCGACACCGGGCGTGAATGAACCACGTGCCAGGTGAGCTGCGAAACCGTCATTGATTTGTTTCGTTTTGACGGGTCGTTCAATGTTGACGTTTGCCATGATTAGCCTACTTTCGTGAGGATGAGTGAAACGGCAACGGCGACAATGCTGGATAGCCCAGCGAAACCCCACACTTTCATTTCAAGGTTGCGGATGCGTTGCTCGTGGTCGTCGAGTTGTTTTGGGTGGTCACCCAAACGCAGCTCAAGTTCTACAAGCTTCTCGTAGATCCGTTCAAGGGTTACAACGACACCGTCACTTGTCATCGTCGCTGTGAATCTTGGTGTTGGCCGCAGGCATGATGTTGAGGACTGCGGTTGCGAGTCCGAGCCAGACTGCAATCTGGTCGGCGGTAATTAGGCCGTATGCCATTGCAACAGTGCCTGCGGCGATGAGGATGCGGTAGATGTATGCTCGTGTTGTTTCGGTCATTTTTTATACTTTCAGTAGGTAGTAATCAATCATGTAACGGTCGGGTTCGACTGTTCCAGTTATGCCAATGATTCGATATGTAGTTGTTGTGCCGGAATAAACCAGTGAAATGCTTTTGCCAACGCTTAGTGACGAGACTGCTGTCAGGTCCTCTTGTGCGTTCCAACGAATACGTGCCACACGCATGGATGTTGAGGCGTAAGCGGCTAAGAATATGTCTGCTAAATCGTCGACGTAATTGGTGACTTTCCAGGATGGTGATGATCCGACACCACCAGTCCAACCGTAGACATAGTCAACTGTTAGGGGGAAGTCGCCGTCGAAGTATGTGCCGTTTGTTTTGGAGAAATAGTAGGCATCTGCCCATACTCGGTCTGTTCGTTGCAAGTTACCGCTGATACGTTCGTGAACAACGTGCAGTGTCGCACGGAACGCGGTTGCTGGGGCTGTACCGCTGACCGCAACCTGATACCAAGTGTTTGCTGTGGTGAGGTTTACTTTTGTCCCCTCAACTCGCGATATTTCTGATTCCTCTTGGTCGAACCATACTAGGCGAGCATATGCGCGAGTGTTTGATTGCGACGTTGTACCTCGCGCGGCCTGCGCGTTGAAATAATACGTTGTATTTGGGTTGACAGGTGTACCGTCAGACTCTCCACCAGAGAACGAAATAACACTGCTACCACTGGCTGATGTTACTGCGGATCGCATTGCCCACTGTCCGGTATAAGCGGTGAACGGACTGTCCTCAAGCGACGGTTTACGTCGACGAACACGCTGGTTTGCGGTTCCCGAATAGCCGTCATCAGAATATTCAATCGATGGGTTGGCAGCCAAGTTGTAGACAACACCTGTTGAGACACCTGCGTTTATGTCAAACTCTGTCTGTCGAACACCATAATTTGTAATTGACGTTGCGTTAGTTCGCTTCTGTGTGACCTCTACTGGGATACCTGTGATGTTGGTATCAGCAATAACCATGTAGTTGGTTTCGTTGAAACCACCAATACGGGTCACTTCGGTATCGGTTACGTCAAGTCGCGCCCGGTTATTCAATACGAGCGTGTTGGCAACATTCTGCGTAGTGTTTTCGAAATCAATTTCTGTGTAGTGCAGTTGGTTCGACCCTGCACCGAGGTCGTCACGGAACGTATAACCGCTCGCTGTCGGTGCGGCGGCAGTCATAAACACAAGCGAGTCGCGCCCAGTCGTGTTATCCGTCGGCAACGTGTGTGTTCCATACCAATACGTTGGTAGGACTGTTCGAGTGATTAGATCAAGATGGTCGGCAAGTGAGGCAACAACGTCAGTGTCACCCATGCTTATCAGACCTGAACCTGTGCCTGTGTAGGCAATTAGGTCGGTTGCCATTGTCGCGTCAATAACCTTATTCAAAGCTTCGACTCGTGACGGCCAAGCATAGAACGATGAAGTAATCACTGTGCCATCAGTTTGAACTGCCCCTGCACCTACGGCCTGAAACTGTCCAAGATAACCTACCCAGTCGGCACAGTTGATTGAAGTCAACACAACAGGAGTGTTTAGTTTGACCGTGTTTTCAAACACGACACGTTGCGAAACGTCTTGAACATAACCTGTAAAGAAATATTCGGATGTTCCATAACGACGTAAACGAACCAAGTCACCCACCGCTGGGATGGTCGCCGCGTTTTTAAACGTCGCATTGAGAGTTCCCACATCAACCTGTGATTGTCCGGGTGTACCGATACGACCACCCTCAACATAGTTGATGTTGTCAACTAACGTTGCGGTGCGATCTACCCATGTGAATGTTGGACCCCACGCTGCGGTCTCAAACTGAATAAGACCGTAAAGATATTTCTCGCGAATTGCGGTCATCGTCGACGACCATTCGACCTGTCGTAATCTTTGAGGACACGCGAGATTTCACGGCCAGCACTGACCGAGTCGACCGGTGCATTAAAGTTGACAACCATTCCACCTGCACGATACGGTCCTTGGAATCCACCACCATTTCCACCACCACCACCACGACCAGGGCGGTTATCAACTGGAATACGACCACCACTAGGTGTAAACCCAGCAAAACCATTGTTTTTAGTTTTGTTGTCAATTTCATTCAAGTACTGAATAATGTCGGACAATCCAGTAATGATTTTACCAACCCATTCAGCAACGATCACAAATTTATCAATCCATTGATCCATTGCTTTCTGGCCCTCTGGCGACGTAATATACGAAATAAAGTCACTCATAGAATCCGTCATCAGTTTGATTGCGGCCTGACCTTTAGGACCCTTTACCCAAGTGACAATTTTGTCTGCCAGAATCTCAACTGCCGGTAATGCTTCAATGGCAATCGATTGCGCAATGTCCTCAAACTGTTTGTTTATTCGAGCCATTGGATCGGCGGTTTTTTCAGCCAAACCCCTGAAAGTATCCTCAAGGATTCCAAGCAAATACTCTTGAGCTGCAATCTTTCCACTCGTTGCCTCAATAGCAATAGCCTGTGCTTTTTGAGTATTAGTGAAACCACCACTTGAACGGTTCAGAACGTTCATGTTTGCAATGGGGTCTTTCATAATCTTTGCAAGTTTCACTGCGTTGCTTTCAGCGTCACCAAAAACAACAGACATATCAAGTGTGAGTTGTGTTACACGTTCAAATAATCCGCCAGTAACACCAGCACTTTTTGACAAATCCTTGAATGCAAGAAGTTTGCCCTGGATCCCTTTGATGAACTCATCGTCAATGCCGGTACTCTCTTGCGTTGCAGTCGCAAAGTCTTTCATATTTTGAATGGCTTTGTCAGTTGCTTTGCTTACACCTCGCATGTTGTAAGCCATAAACTTAAGTCGTTCGTCAGCAACTTTCGCCTGAACACCAAGTTTTATCAAATCGGGAATAACATTTAAAATCCCAATACCAAGAGCAACAAACGCGCCTGCCGCAATACCGGCCATAGTTTTGAGGCCTGAACCAAACTTGCCAAGAATACCGCTAGCATTTTTCATGCCCGAAGCAAACTTCGTTGTGTTGGCCAACAACGTAACAATCATGTTAGGCACAGCCATTAGTTCCTGCCTTTCATAATTTTCTGGAGAGCTGCGAGTTCGCGGCCATTCATTTTTCGGACTTCACCGGGCGGAATATGGAGTGCCATTGCAACATGCATTCGACGTTCCGCCTGCTCGTCCTTTAGTCTTTTTTTACTGGGTTTTCACTAAAAAAAGAAGTCAACTCTGTGGCCGTCATTTTCTTTGCATCGTCAACGGTGAACGTTGGGTTGGTGCGGCGTTTGATGATCCAAGCCAGCGCAATGCGAAGCTTTATTACTCCAGGCGCATCATCACCAATTTTGCTAATCGGCAACGCAGCGTAATCTTCAATCTCCTCGATTTCACCGAGGGTTATGTCATCAAAGTCCATTAGTTTCAAAGCCTTTCTGCTTTATCCAATATCGGAGTTTTCTATTTAGCAATTCGACCATGTCTGGTTTCTTTGCTTCTCTTGCTTTCACCATGTAAGGGTTACCTGGTGTTCTTACAGTTGTTCGCCATTGCCTAGTTTTGGTTCCCTCTTTTGCTGTTTTAGCAAATTGCCCGGCCTCATGTCTCATACCATAAGAAATACGTCGAGCATATTGAACTCGTGCCGGGCTACCAGAGGTAAGAACACCGCCAAAAGCAAATCGTCTTTCAATTTGCCCGGTCGTTCGGGATTTGATATTTAGTTGTTTTGAAGCAAAGCCTCGAACTGAAACTGCCAAAGCACCAGAAACTCTCGGCGCAATTCGCGTAGCTTCTTTAGCAGCCAACAATGCTGATTCTTTGATCCATTTTTCAAACAGGTTTCTTTCGAGACCCATCTCAAGCATTGCCTTGCGAGTCTCGTTTAGACCCGTGATGTAGGTACGGCCAGCAGTGTCTCTAGACAGCCCAATTGCGCCGCCGAAGCCACCAATGACCGTACCCATATCAGTTTAGGCGCGTGTCCAGGTACCAGTCGTAACCTGTGTAAGCAACTGTCCGGTCTCGTCGATAATGTCGAAACGAACCGTCTCGGAACCGAACGTGCCGTCGACCGAAGCTGCGCCACCAATGCCAGGTGCCAAGATACGAGGCAAACGCAGGTAACCAGTGAAACCAGGCTGCGTCGATGTAATTGCGGTATTTCCAAATGGTGCGTAACGGAACTGAAGTTCCTTGCCGGGGTTGCTGTAGAGATACTGCCAGAGCGACGTTGATTCGAGCGACTGGATAAGTTCAGCCTCTGCGTACTTGTCTACTCCACCGCCGACCGATGCGTCATAGAACGTGACCTGATCGTTGGATGAATCCTCGGATTTGACCATGAATGAAATGCAGTCGTAAGAGAAGTCTTTCCACGAGGGGCTTGCAATCGAACCAGTGTTCAACTGGAACAGTAGGCCGTTGGCTTTGATTCGTGTTGATGGGGTTGTGGGTAATGCCACGATGTCTCCTTAGAGTCGGGTGTTTTGATAAACGGTGAGTGTTGCGGATAGAAACTCGGCATTTTGTACCGACAGTAGGGACGGTGCGGACACAGACCCCACGTAGAAGCCCTGTGCGCCCGATACAGCCGTTAGAACTGCGTCGACAGCATCATCCATAGCCGACGAAACGACCGCGTTAGCGGCGGTCTTGACGATTACGGTAACTTCAAATCCAAGACGGTACTCACCAAAAACTTGTCCAGTGGTGATCCAGTCACCAGCTGGTTGCAAAACTGCCAGGGGTGGGGTGATGCGTTCCGGTACATTTTCGGATGCGCGAATGCCAGCCGACGTGAGTACGGCCAGCAGAGCATCACGCCCGGCACCAATCATGCGAGACCCTGCCCAACATACGGGTAGAGCAACGGGTAGGCCGCAATCATTGGGTCACGTGCCACACGAACAGCTG